TGGAAGTTAACGTAGATGATGATCAAATTGATGATCTAATTGATGATGCGATTCAATACTTTCAAGAACGTCATTTTGATGGTGTTGAAAGAATGCTTTTAAAACACAAAGTTACGAAGGAAAATAAAGAAACATTAACAACTGGAGTTACTACCACTACTGCGAGTTCTGCAGTTGGTATAACCACAACTACTTTTGAAGAGTCACAAAATTTTATACAATTACCTGACCATGTATTAGGTGTAGAAAGAGTTCTTAAAATAGACAATAGCACTATATCAAGTGGTTTATTTAATATTAAATATCAAATATTCTTAAATGATCTTTATTATTACGGTGCACTTGATTTATTAAACTATACTATGACTAAGACTTATTTGGAAGATTTAAGTCGTATTATTACACCAGATACTCAGATAAGGTTTAATAAAAAGCAAGGTAGATTGTATCTAGATATTGATTTTCAGCAGATGTCTGAGGATACCTTTATAATTATTGATGGTTATCGTCTTTTAGATCCAGCAGATGTAGGTAAAATATATAATGATTTTTGGTTGAAAAAATATGCAACTTCACTAATCAAAAAACAGTGGGGAATGAATCTAATAAAATTCCAAGGTGTAATGTTGCCAGGTGGAGTTCAGTTAAATGGAAGACAAATATATGAAGATGCCATTCGTGAATTAGAAGAACTAGAAAACACACTCAAAACAGAATACGAATTACCACCACTTGATTTTATAGGATGATATCATGCCACTTTCTCCGTATTTTTTACAAGGGTCTTCAAGTGAACAGAGATTAGTTCAAGATCTCATAAATGAACAATTAAAGATTTATGGTCAAGATATAGTTTATCTTCCCCGAAAAATTGTAAATAAAAAAACAATTATGAAAGAGGTTGTGGCTTCTACATTTGATGATGCTTATCGTATGGAAGCATATCTTTTAAATTATCAGGGATTTGAAGGTAATGGAGATATTTTACAGAAATTTGGAGTTCAAACCACAGATGCAGTCACTTTCGTTATATCAAAAGAAAGATATGAGGATTTTATTAGTCCATTTTTGACTGGAGATAGTCAGATAGAATTAGCAACAAGACCAGAAGAAGGAGACTTAATTTATTTTCCTCTTGATAATACTATGTTTGAAATAAAATATGTTGAGGGTAAGAAACCATTTTATCAATTAAATAATCTTTATGTTTACACTTTAAGTTGTGAGGTAATGGATTATGCTCTTGATGAGGATATTGATACTGGTGTTGAAGAAGTAGATAGAGCTGCAGTTGAATTTGGATTCACAACAAGATTAAGTATGGTCAGTATTGCTGCATCAACAGCAACAGCAACAGTTCAATTGTCTAAAGATGCAGGTAATACAAATATTGGTAAAGGTGTTGTGTTTATCGACCTTATTAACGATGGAACAGGATATACACTTCCACCACTAATTGGCATATCATCAGCACCAAGTGATGGTATCAATGCAACTGCTGTTGCGATTATGACAAGTCGAACTGGTCAGAGTGGGCAATCTATAGGAAGTATTGAGTTAACTAATCCTGGTTTTGGATATACAAATCCACCAACAGTTACAATTCGAAGTCAAAATGCGTTTGGAACTGGTGCTGCAGCAACCGCAGTAATAGCAGAGGGAACAATATCAACACCAACTATCAACCAACCTGGTGCAAGTTATGGTGTAGTTCCTAAAGTTTCTATTAATGCTGTTGGTCTAGATACAAATATTGGAATAGGATCAACTGCAAAAGCAGTGGCAATAGTTAATACTCTTGGTCAAGTTGCTTCAATTAGATATACCTTTGCAGGTATTGGATATACAGCAACACCAACAGTGACTATCGATCCACCAGTAAAAGCAGGTATTTCTAGTGGTAATTATCTCTTTAAGGAATTAGTAAGAGGAGTATCAACAGGAACTACAGCTATTGTTGCTGATTGGGATTCAGATGATAGAATACTCAAAGTTACAAATGTTGGTGGAGTTGGATTTGCTGTTGGAGAATCAGTTGTTGGAATTGGAACTACTTTATTAGGATCAGATTCAGAATATGTTGTTAGGAGTGTTTCTGATCAAGATGAATATGATTTATATAATGAAAATATTGCAGTAGAGTCTGAAGCAGACTCAATTATTGACTTTTCTGAAGACAATCCGTTCGGTGATTTCTAAATAGTTTGGATAAGTCCT